ACCGCCACGCTGCACACGATGGAGGAGGCCATGGACTTCCTGGCCAGGATCAGGCGTGAGGTCGCGGCGGCCGCGGCCGCCGCCGCCGGCACCAACCCGCACGTTCGGTGGGCCGTCGTCGACAAGGGGTTCGACTGATGCGCGACAGCATGCTCGATCGTGTCGTCTCCGTGGTCTCTCCGCGCTGGCGGCTGCGGCGAGAGCAGGCTCGCATCGCCCTCGACATGCTCCAGCGCAACTACGAGGCGGGGAGCTCCAGGCCCCGAGCGCAGAGCTGGAAGCGCACGAACTCGGACGCGAACGTCGCCCAGGGATCGAGCCTCGCCACGCTCCGCAACCTCGCCCGCAACCTGGAGCGGAACAACCCGTGGGCGGTCGGGGGGCTCCTCGACACGATCGAGGCCGATGGGATCGGCTGGGGCATCGTGCCCACGGAGCGGCACGAGACGTTTCGGAAGTGGAGCAACTCGGTCGCGTGCGACGCCGACGAGCGGCTGGACTTCGCCGGGATCCAGAAGCTCGTGCTCCGGTCGGTGGCGCGAGACGGCGAGGTCCTCGTCCGCCGGCGGATCCGGCGCCTGAACGATGGGTTGCCGTTGCCGCTGCAGCTGCAGGTCCTCGAGGCGGACTACCTCGACACGACGCGCGAGGCGCCGTCGCTCGCCGGCGGGGGAGAGATCGTCCAGGGCGTCGAGTTCGATGCGCTGGGGAGCCGGGTCGCCTATTGGCTCTTCCGCGACCACCCGGGCTCTACCCGCGGGATGGGGGCCAGCTCCAGGCGCGTGCCGGCGACCGAGATCCTCCACGTCTTCAAGATGCAGCGCGCGCGTCAGGCCCGTGCCGCCTCGTGGTTCTCTTCCGTGCTGGGCAAGCTCCACGACTTCGACCGCTACGACGACGCCACCCTGATGAAGCAGCTCGTGGCCGCCTGCCTCGCGATCGTGACGACGGACGTCGACGGCTCGTCGCCCGGCCTCGGCACTGTGGACCCGGCGGCGCCCACGGTCGACCAGCTGCAGCCTGGCGGCGTCTACCACATGCCGGTCGGTCGCGGCGTCGAGGTGGTACAGCCGCCCCGGGTCACGGAGTACGCGCCGTACTCCGTGACCCAGATCCGCGCCATCACCCGGCCCTTCGGGGTCACGTATGAAGCTGCCTCGGGGGACTACGCGAACGTCAACTTCAGCAGCGCCCGCATGGCGCGCCTGGCATACGTCTCGCGCGTCGAGGACTGGCGGTGGCGGATGCTGAGGCCGCTGCTCCTGGATCCGGTGTGGACGTGGGCGATGGACGCCGCCCTATTCGCCGGCCTGCCCGTGGTCCCCGCCACCGAGTGGACGGCGCCCGCGCTGCCGATGGTGGATCCGAACACCGAAGCCTCTGCAGACCAGCGCATGGTCCGGGGCGGGTTCAAGTCGCTGTCGGAGACGCTTCGTGAGCGCGGCTACCAGCCGAAGGCCGTTCTCCGTGAGATCGCGGACGACAACAAGCTCACGGACGAGCTCGGCCTGGTGCTCGACAGCGACCCACGGAAGACGTCGGCGCAGGGCCTGACGCAGGCGAGGCCAGAAGGAACGACGCTCCCAGAGACAGACCCGAACGCCGAGCCGGAGCCGGCGGCGGAAGCAGAGCCGGCCGCGACGCCGACCAAGCCCAAGGACGAGGAGGCCGATGAAGACGACGAGGACGACGAGGACGACGAGGACGATAATGCGGCGGGGAGCTGAGATGGCAGTGCGTGGGCGTGACCTGCGGAACACGGCCGTCCGGCCGGAGACGCTGACGACGAGGCCGGCACCGACACCGGCCGCGAGGCCCGTCAGGGACGAGGAGCCGCCCGACCTCGACCCGCAGCAGCTTCTCGCCGACCCGAAGCTCAAGGGGAAGCTCGCGGCGGCGCTCTTCGCCCTGCTCAATGAGCCGGCGCTGACCGTGGAAGATGCCGCGCGTCTCTGGCGGGTTGGGGCCGAGACGGTGCGACGTGACATCCGCAAGGGCGCGTTGCGCGCCTACCGGCTCCCGGGCGGCGACCTGCGCATCCTACGCTCGGACGCCCTGGCGTACGGACGTCCACTGGAGTAATCATCGCGCGCTTTTCCGTGCGTTCACGCCCCTTTGCGTGAGTTTGGTGACAGTACCAACTAGACCGCCAGGGCGGGCCGTGCGCATTCTGCCGGCCATGGAGCCTCGCACCGTCCAGCTTCCACAGTTCTCCCTGCGCGCGACGGTCGTCCCCGAGTCCATCGACGAGAAGGCCCGCACGGTCGAGGTCATCTTCTCGACCGGAGCGCCCGTCGAACGCTACGACTGGTTGACCGGCGAACGCTACGTCGAGATGCTCTCGATGGACCCGAAGGCGATCCGCCTCGATCGGCTGAACAGCGGCGCCCCGGTGCTGAACACGCACAGCTCCTACGAGCTCGCGGACGTGATCGGCGTCGTCGAGGACGGGACCGCGAGGGTCGAGAAGGGGCAGGCGATCGCCAAGCTGCGCTTCAGCGAGCGGGCCGACGTGGAGCCGTTCTGGGGGGACGTCAAGGGGCGCGTCATCCGCAACGTCTCCGTGGGCTACGTCGACCACAAGGTCGAAGAGGACCGAAGCGACGGCAAACTCCCGGTCCGCCTGGCGACCGACTGGGAGCCCTACGAAATCTCTCTCGTCCCGATGGGCGCCGACCCCGGCGCGCAGACGCGAGGCCAGCGCAGCCTCGACCTGAGGACGACGCATCCGTGCCTGATCGTGAGAAAGGAACCC